TTTTAATGGTGATATACGTGCTATGATTGTTTCAGGCCCGCCCGGTGTCGGCAAGTCTTATGGTGTTGAGACACAAATGGAGAAAGCAAGCATGTTTGACAAGCTTGCAGGCAAACGTGTGCGTTTTCAAATTGTTAAAGGTGCTATGACAGCATTGGGTTTGTATACTCAACTGTACAAGTATTCGGACACTAAGAACGTATTGATTTTTGATGATTGCGATTCAGTTTTTACTGATGACTTAAGTTTGAACATTCTTAAGGCCGCACTTGACTCAGGCAAGACTCGTAGAATCTGCTGGAATAGTGATTCACGTTTGTTGCGTGAAGAAGGTATCCCGAATACTTTCAACTTCAACGGTAGTGCTATCTTTATCACTAACTTGAAATTTGGCAATCTGAAATCTAAGAAATTGCAAGATCACTTAGAGGCATTACAATCACGTTGTCATTTTCTTGACTTGACAATTGATGGTGATCGTGACAAGATGTTGCGTATCAAGCAGGTCCATCGTGATGCTGATGGTGGTTTGTTCAAGGATTATGATTTTAATGAAGAACAATCACAAACTGTGATTAACTTCATGTGGGACAATCATACTAAATTGCGTGAAGTGTCCTTGCGTATGTGTTTGAAGATTGCAGACTTAGTTAAGATCAGTCCTAGCAATTGGCAGAACCTTGCAAAGACAACTTGTATGAAAGCATAACCCCTGCAGTGTGCGTAACGGCAATGTCAATAAGCCCGTTTCGATAAGAGTTTTTCGTTCCTTTCTTTAAGTACTTTCGGGAGACTTCGGTCTCCCCCTTTTTTATTGATTTTTTGTTTTATTTGTTGTATAATTGTTGAATGATTGAATTGAATAATAAAGAACAGTTAGTGTATTTTATGATTACCAACTTAAGATTAAGTAGGTATGATATTAGATTCCTGCAAAATCTTGAAAAAATTATTCTAGTTAAAAATCGGATAACTAGTAATCAATCAAATTTAGTTGATAAACTTATTGAAAAATATGAACGTCAATTTGTAAAAAATCAAATGTTCATTAAGGATTTATCAAAGCTTCCTTGGAAAACACTTGTAGTAGAAACTACTGATGAATATACATCCGCTCATATAGGTATCGTAGATGATAACGTCATTCTTAAAACACCCTATAATAAAGCATTTATTACAGCATTTAGGAACCTTAGTCAATCTAGTTTTGTATGGGATAATACAAATAAATACTATATTGCTGATTTGAGTACCTTTAGTTTAAAACTAGCATTACGTATGACTGCAATTTTCTTTAATGAAATTAGGTTTAGTGACAATGTTAACAAAATATTAAGCCAACAAGACTATTACAAAGATGTAAAATACTGGACACCCACTTTAGTTTGCGTTAATGGTAATTATATGATAGCATCTACTAACTCTGCATTAGATGAAGCTATTAAACATATTACTTTAAATACAGAACTAATAACATTAGCTGAACTAGTACGATACGGAATAGATATTGATAACAGTATCTTATTAACTGATGAAGAACGATTTGCTGGTTCATATAATCCTAAGGTAGAATTAACCAACATATGTGATATTGTGCCTTGGTTAAAAAACATCAAATGTGATTATGTTACGGTATCAGGTGTGGGACTATCAACTAACGTAAAGTTTAAAAATGATTTAAAACAATCATTAGAACTTGCAGGAATACGTTATAACGATTCTGCAAGAATGATGGTACATGATAATACAAGTAAGTATAAGTTTCCAGTAGTAATCAAATTCAAATTGATATCAGATACGGATCATGCCAATACAGCAAAAGTAATCAACGTGGTAAATAGTCAACCAGTTAACTTGGAAAAGAATGAAACAATGTAAAATAATCGTCAAAGACGAAGTGAATGTAAAGATAGAGGGGCTTGAACTAGCAGAGCGAAAAGCACTGATGAAAATGTTTGAGTATGAAATACCCGGAGCACGTTATCTACCCGCAGTAAGACTAGGAAGATGGAATGGTAAGGTAAGCTACTTTAGTTTAGCGGGCAGTACCTATATCAATCTACTACCTGAAATACTTCCTTACCTAGACAATGCAGGATATGATATTGAACTAGAGGATTTAAGAGATTACACAACAACCTTTACTTTCGACAAAGTGTCCGAGGATACATTCAAAGATAAGAACTGGCCTAAAGGTCATCCCAAAGAAGGTGAGCCGGTAGTATTACGTGATTATCAAATTGAACTAGTAAACAACTTTTTAGAAAACCCGCAATCATTACAGGAGATTGCTACAGGTGCAGGTAAAACATTAATGACTGCGGCCCTATCTAATAGCGTTGAGAAGTATGGTCGTAGTATTGTCATTGTTCCAAACAAGTCACTAGTAACGCAAACAGAAGCAGATTACATTAATCTAGGTTTAGACGTTGGTGTATACTTTGGTGATCGTAAAGAGTTTGGTAAAACACACACTATCTGCACTTGGCAAAGTCTTAACAATATGCTTAAGAAAACTAAAGCCGGTGAAGCAGAAGTAGAGATCGGAGACTTCATTGAAGGAGTTGTTTGTGTAATGGTTGATGAGGTTCATATGGCAAAAGCTGACGCACTAAAAACATTGCTTACTGGGGTGTTTGCTAAAGTGCCCATTCGTTGGGGATTAACAGGAACTATCCCTAAAGCAAAGTTTGAAGCACAAAGTATATATGTAAGTTTAGGCAATGTTATTGGTAAACTATCAGCAAGTGAATTACAGGATCAGGGTGTATTAGCACGTTGCTATGTTAACATTATGCAATTACAAGATGGTAAAGAGTTTACTAACTATCAAAGTGAATTGAAACATTTACTAGAAGATAGCGAAAGATTAGATAAGATAGCTAGTTTAATCAGTGGCATTAATGATACAGGCAATACATTGATATTAGTTGATAGGGTTAATGCAGGGAAAGAGATTGTTAGTAGATTGCCCGGAAGTGTATTTGTAAGTGGTGCCACTAATATGAATGAACGTAAGGAAGAATATGATGAAGTTGCAACCTCAAGTAATAAAATTATTGTGGCAACATATGGTGTGGCTGCTGTTGGTATCAACATACCTCGTATTTTTAATCTGGTTCTCATTGAACCTGGAAAATCATTCGTCCGTGTTATCCAAAGCATCGGTCGAGGAATTCGTAAGGCAGAAGATAAAGATCATGTACAAATTTACGATATAACAAGTTCATGTAAATTTGCCAAACGACATTTAACTCAACGTAAGGCTTTTTACCGTGAAGCCAATTACCCGTTTGATGTAGAAAAGTTGACATACAGATAAGAAAGTGATATAATAACAATATGAGAATTTTAACATTAGATAACGAGTTTTATAACCTAGAAACACTTCCTGAGGAAATAGACGACCTTCGCTTTGCGATACTAGATAACAGTAATCCACAAAACGTAGATTATCATTACATCCCATTAATCTTTTTGGAATCATTTAACAGTCCTGCACTTGTATTAAAGATCGGGAATCAAACTGTTAAGATGCCAGTAGATTGGCAAATATTGATTGGTGAACAAGAACACGGAGACTTAGAGACATTGCCACTAACAAGTATCAATGATAGAGGATTCCATGCATTTGAATTTAATCCGTTAACTAGTTTCAGTCCGAGTTTTGTACCAATTGAGATTGTAGACATTTACCACGATGTAACATGGTATGCACCTAGATTAAAGAATGGCCAATTCTTATGTGTGCCATTAGATGATGGTCCTAAGCCAAGATGTGTGTATTTTGTAAAAGAGATTAGTCGTAACTGTGAGATTGTAGATTATAGTCAGGCATTCTAATGGCAACTAAAAAGAGTATTCCTGTTGATGAGAAATTTGTAGCACAAGACTTTGACTTGTTTGATGCTCTTACGGCTATGGACAAGAAAGACTATGGTTATTATGATAGGTTAACAGAAGAACAACAAAAGAAGTTTGTTCCCTATATGATGACACATTGGATGAGTGCTATCAAAGGTTCAGGAGATGTTCAAGGTTATTACTTGCGTAGTGTAGACTATCATGCAAATAAACATCTATTCAATGAATATGTACAGAAACATCCTAAATTGCAATGGTATATGTTATGTGCAAGTAGTCCTGGATTGGGTAAACAATTCCATCAATGGATCCCTCATTTAGGTAGTAAAGTAACATCATTAAAAGAACCTGCTAAAGCAAAAGAGATTAAAGAATATTACACTAAAATCTATCCTAAAGTAGATAGTGATGATATTGACGAGATAGCAAAAGCGTTTGTACAAGAACATAAACGTAAATGCTATTTGGCAGAAACATATCCTAACTTAAAACAATCTGATATAGAAGTTCTTAGTCAATTGGTGACTGAAGAAGATATTAAGCAATATGAAAAAGACCGAGGAAACTAAATCAGCATATGGATGTGAGTTCTGTAAAGCTACGTTCCAACGTGAGAGTACTGTACTTAAACACATATGTGAAACTAAACGTAGATGGTTAGAACGTGACCGTCAGGGCAATCGTGTGGGTTTTCAAGCTTGGTTACAGTTCTATAAGAAAAATACTGCTGGTACAAAGAATCGTACATATGAAGAATTCATTAAGAATCCCTATTATCTTGCGTTCATTAAGTTTGGTTTATATTGTGTAGAGATTAAGTGCATCAACGTTAGTAGATTTAGTGATTGGTTGTTAAAGAATTCAATTCGTATTGACAATTGGCGACAGGATACTAATTACACAAAGTTTTTATGTGAATATTTACGCACAGAAGATCCATTAGATGCGATACATCGTAGTATTGAAATCACAATAGAAAAAGCTGAAGCAGAGAAGATTCAGAGTAGAGATTATTTACGTTATGGTAATCCAAACAATATATGTTATGAAATTGCTAGAGGACGAATTAGTCCATGGATGTTGTATCAAAGCGATAGCGGTGTGCAGTTCTTAAGTACATTACGTGATGACCAGCAGAAGATGATTATGGATTACATTAATCCAGAACAATGGGCGTTAAAGTTTAATCGTGATCCTGCGAATGTTAAACAAGTTAAGGAATTATTAAATGCCGGTGGGTACTAGAGTTCGTATATTATGGCAAACAAATCACAAACATTCTACATGGAATGAAACTTGTGCATGGGCAGTAGAACAATTTGGATTACCCGGTGATAAGTTTGAAACACATGCTACTGAAGATTATATGGATTTTTACTTTAAGGATGAGAAAGATGCTATTCTATTTGAGTTGACCTGTGGCTGATGTTATCCTATATATTACTGCCAAACGAACTATGGAAATAGGCCATGAGTTACGAAACATGGGTTATGTCCAGGGTGTTGATTTTGATTATGCTTATTACCAAGAGAAGTATGACAACTTTAGTCATGAACCTGTTGTGAAGCGACATGCAAGGTTTACTTTTTACAATGATAGTAATGCTAGTTACTTTGCACTAAAATGGCAATGATAATTGAACATTATGATTATGCTGTAGGTTGGAAAAACACTAAACCCGGTTGGCATGAATGTACAGTACATGTTAAACATCTTGACAAATATAACGAAATAGTTAAATGGTTAGAAACTAATATAGGTAAACATGAAAGACATTGCAGATGGGGCATAACTGATGATGACCTAATCAGCTTTAAGTTTAGATATGAAAAAGACTACATTTTGTTTACGTTGAGGTGGAGTTAATGACAACAATACCTCAAATACAAGACTATGACGATGATGACCCAAATATAGAACAACGTAAAAATCGGTGGAATTATTGGGAAGCATTAAAAAAAGTTCGTAAAGAATATATGGCACAGAACAAAGAATTTGACGCATATGATTTTGAAGACTACCTTACTGGACAATATGGTATAAGAATGAACATTGTTAATGGTAACATAACTGATGGTTATGAGATTGTTGACGAAAAAAAGTACCTACTATTTTTATTAAAATTTCAATGAACAAATTATTTCCCATAACATCTGTACAAAACAATAAATTTCTAGTATCATGGCCTAAATGGGAGAACATCCGGCAGTTTGATACAAAGAAAAGACTATTAGCCGTGTTGTTTGCTGATATAGGTAGTGATGAAGTTGGTATCGCAATAATGGCCGGAGTATTAAGTGGTGGGGAAGTAGATATCATGTGGATTACATGTTACACTTGGGCACAAGATGTTAATGGTGAATATGCTAGATACCTAGAAGATATGTATGATATTAAAGGTGTGGCATTTAATAATGAAGATGAAGCAATAAAGTTTCAGGATTACTTAGAGAAAAAATATATTTGGAAAACATTACAGGCGTAATATGGCAAATGATATAATGATTGACATTGAGAGTTTAGATACAACACCTGATTGTGTTATCTTAACTATTGGTGCAGTACGATTTGATCCTAAAGGTTCAGGTGTAGTTGAACGATTAGAACTAAGACCTACCATTGAGGATCAAACAGAAATATATAACAGGAGTATTAATGAAGATACATTACGATGGTGGAGTGAGCAGAGCCCTGAGGCACTTGAAGAAGCACTGGGAGACCGGGGACGCACACCATTTAGCGAGTGCATGGAGACCCTTTATAAGTTTTGTTGGAACCGTCGTGCTGTATGGAGTAATGGTGCTTCCTTCGATTGTGTCGTTATGGAGTCTGCTTGGCGGCAAGTAAGTGATAAGCCTAATCCTATTCCTTGGCCGTTCTATACAATCAGAGACACAAGAACATTGTATGAAATAGCAGGTGTTAAACTTAGTGATGGTGGTCATAGTACAAGCCACAAAGCAGTAGAAGATGCTGAACGGCAAGCTATTGTTGTACAAAAAGCTTATAAGAAATTGGAGTTAACATGTTAATAAATTTTAGTGACAATATATCATATGAAGAAAAACTAGATAT